CTACCGCCCCTCTGGCTTTAAGGAAAGCATTGGCCTCCTTAGCCGCATTTGGCCGATTGCAGCTACCGTCTACCCCCTTGAACGTCAGCGAATACTTGGCCATTAGTGTGTTTATACCCTTCGTTTGGCGCTGCTCATAACCATCACCAAGCTTAACAACAGCGACATTAGGCGTCCGTTCTGCCGAGTAGCCTTTCTGTGGTGACCAGGTAAATATCTCTGGCACGATTACCTCCGTAGTAATCCATTCGGACGCTGCTGGTCTCGGATGGTGTTCAGGCTTACCTGCTTCATCATCTGCGACATCTTCGCCATGGTGGCATCATCAATGCCACCAGTTGTGTTTATTTCAAAGGTGATGTGCTGGACGAAGCTACCGCCATCACTGCCACCACCGCCCATATCCCGGTTGCTAATCACCCGCCCATTGTCACCCGGTATCATGTACTGACTGCCGTTGCTGGCCTGGTAGATTTCTGGCTTCCCGCCTTCACCCACTCGATACATTGAGTTGGCGCTGACGGGGCCGCCGTGCTCGCGGGCGCCAGCAACCGCCATCCCTTTGGCTGCCAGGAGCGAGCCAGCATAAGCCGTCTGACCAACAGCAGCAGCACTCCCCATTGTTGCAATAGAAGCGCTCAATGCCGCAGGAGCCCACGCCGAAGCAGCAACAGTGGCCTGAGCCATCGTGGATGCAAGTGATGCAGCAGCGGCGGCCTGCCCCATTAACTGACTCTTGGCCCACTCGATCCCCATCTGAACCAGACTACCGACAACGCTGTTGAGAATTGTCGTGCCAATGTTGGCGAAGGACTCCTGCAGGCTTTGGGTGCCGTTAATCAGACCGGTAATGGCATTAGTTGCGCCACTCTGAAGGGAGTCTACAGCGTCAGCCATGAGCTGGTTGGTGGTGCTCTGATTGCGATAGATTTCCCATTGGGCAGCGATACGGGCCTGCTCGTATTGTGTATTGGCAGCATTCATCAGTTCCAGTCCTCTCTGGGTTAACTGCCCCTTTTGGCTTTCAAACTGCTGAATTAGCGCCAACTCCTGAGCGTGCTGGTTAGCAAGCCTCTGAACCGGATCTACCTCACCCATAGCCGACTGCTGCGGGGTTACAACCTGTTGAGCTCGTATCTTCGCCAAATTCGCCTGATGATTGGCCTCAAGCCGCTCAGCAGTTTTGTCGTACTGCTCCTGGCTAATCTTCTTGGCCGCCAAAGCGGTTTTCAGGTCATCAACATCTTGCTTATAGCTGGCGTTTTCGCGCGCTTCCGGTAGAAGCTTTTGCGCAGCAGCCTCGGCCTTGATGGCATTGGCCGTATCCCATTTCTCTGCAGCATACTGCCGAGCCTGTGCGATCTGGGCCTGAGTTGCGCCTTTCCCAAGAGATTGCTCGGCATTAAGCATGGCCTGCTCTCTGCTAAGTTCTTGAGTTGACCCTGCCGCCAGTTCTGCTTGCTGCTTTAGGTTCGCCAGCTTCTGAGCAACAGATTCAGCAGAAGACGCTGATTTTTTCCCCTGCTGCTCACTCTCTTGTTGAGATTTTTTTCTGGCTTCTTCTGACTTCTCTAAATCATAATTTTCAGCAGCCAGCCTGCCAGCTGCAGAGATTTGATTCTGATTGTCAGTGACCCTGGCAGCCTGCATCCTGGCTTTGGCTATCGCCCGCGCTCTCTCATCCTGAATTTTAAGTAATTCATTCTGCTCTTCCAGAGTAGCGATAACTTTATCGCCCTCCTTGGTCGCGGGAGATATCTGCAGCGCTTTGGGGTCGAAGCTTTTCCCTGCCTGATTTGCACGATTAATCTCATCAGCTGTGTCACCAAAAGCCTTCGCCACAGCGCCCTGAACCCGCTCAAGAGTCGTTCCCTTTTCAACCAGACTGTCGTGAACACCCATGGAGGTGAGCATGTTGTTATTGAGGGTGACCTGCATATCGTCTCGGGTCTGAGTGGTTCTGTTCAGCTTGTCCTGGATTTCACTGCGGTCCCGCGTTTTTTGATTGATACGATCGGTTAATTCAGCAGCTTTAATTAACAGACCATTTCCCTGCTCTGCCGTCGTCCCAAACTGCTTACCTCTCTGGATGTAATCATCCCGCTCTTTTGTGAGTTTTGCTATTTCACTGGTCAGATCGGCAACCGCGCCATCCATGCCTTTAATTGCAACATTCGCGTCAGAAATAGAGCCTCGTAACGCAGTATTGCCCATCGCATTCATTGCTGAGTTAAGTTTGTCCAGGCCATCAGCAAAGGCGATCGCTTCTTCTTTTGCCTGCTGGGCTGCTTGACAGAATAAAAAAATAGCGCTGGCTGCTAGCACTGCAAACCCTACTGGACCGCCGATTAGCGCCAAACCTCCGCGAACAAGATTTCCAATGCTTATAGCAGCGGCACGAGAAGCTGCCGCTGCACGTAATGAGGCTGCCGCCTGTGCATCTTCGGCAAGTTTATATTCAATTGCCACTGCCGTTGCCCGAGTTTTCGCCGCGACCAGCGCATCCATCGCTAACATCTCCGCTGCGCTGCCTTTCGCAACGTTATACTCAGCCTGCGCCAGGGCCAGTGAAGACAGCGCCGCCTCTTTATCAGCAAGCGCCTTTCTCATAACTGAATTTGCTGCCACCAGTGCGGCCTGTGCAGTTTGATTGTCTGCAACTACCTGCTGTCGTGAGGCTACGATATCGGCAATTTTTGCTGAGGTAGCCATCGTCAGCGCGCCTACATAGCGCCCCCCCATAACCCCGGCAACGATGGTTAAAGCTGTGCTCAGAATGTCGAGATTTTCACTCAATGAAATAACGGTATCGCTGAAAACCTTAACTCCGGTTTTGACCGTAGCGTTTTCACCGAAGAATTTCGTGATGTTGTTATTGGCAATCTCAAGCGACTGGCTGATCGTCGCCGTGGTTTTTGCGAATTCCTGTCCAATTTTATCGCCCTGAGAGAGCAGGCCATTAACGATCACCTCAGTGGTTAACTTGCCCTCTGCAGCCATGTTTCTGAGCGCCCCGATGCTGACATTCATAGAGTCAGCCAGAGCAATCATGAGCCGGTTCCCCTGCTCGTTCACAGAGTTAAATTCATCACCCCTCAATGCTCCGGACGCCAGCCCCTGAGCAAGCTGAATGATTGCATTGCTTGCCTCCTCGGCTGTTGACCCTGACACCACGAAACCCTGGTTAATAATGGTTGTCAGCCTGGTAATGTCCTCTACACTGACGCCATAACTTCTTGTTGAACGCTCCAGACGCGCATAGAGTGTGGCCGTGGCATCAAGACCTGAGCGAGTCTTTTGAGAGATGTCAAAAACACGCTCTGTGACATCAGCCAGCGTTTCAAACGGCGGTACGGAATCCCTGACGGCATTTGCCAGTTTATTGCTGAGGTCCTGCCATGCCTGAGCATATGCGCCAACCTGCTGGACAGAAAGAGCGGCAATGAGCGCTTTCGCGACGCCAGTTAAGCTGGACATAGTGCCTTCAATCGAAGACAGAGAGCGTTCGGTGCGGTTTAAACCAGCCTCAAGACGGCCCATACTCCCATTGAGGCCATTCAGCGCATCATCAATATCCCGACGACCTTGAAGAAGGCGAGCCGTGTCCATATCCACTTCGTAAACGATCGTTCCAGCGCTGACGGTACCAGCCATATTGTTTTCTCCTGGCAATAAAAAACCTCGCCTGAGCGAGGTTTGATATGGTTTTATTGTTGGTTAGTTGCAGGTGTTTTCCCATGAGTCATTAAACTCCTGGCTATCGTCATCTATTACGGAGTGCCCGTTGGTAGATATATACCTTGAATTACCTGCATAAGCGCCGAAACTATTTTTTGCATTTACGTACCCACAAACTGCACCACCCTTGCCGATCTTCTCCCCAGAGAACTCAGCAGATGATGAGTCTTTGAGCAATCCCTTCACTGACTCTTTTGCATCGTAGTATCGGATTGCACGCCCCTCCTCCTGAGCTGTTTCTTGTTTTTTTAAGTCGCTCTTCAGGTCTTCATATTGCTTTCTTTCCGCGTAAGCATCACCAAAAATAGGGGTTTGGGAGTTGACCCAAAAAAGAAATCCCACATTGGCAGCTAATGATACAGCCAAAAAACCAACGGCGCAGAATCGTAAAGTTCCACGCCTCTCCGCCTGTGTAAGACGGGAATTAAACGCCGCCTTCTCGCCTATTTTTCCAAATCCAAAGCCAATGATAATGAAAGTTGCAATTATGAAGACGAGAGATAGTGGCTCTCTTGCTGCGAAGGTGCATGTAATTACTAATGCAATAAAACCCAGCGCCACAAATATCTTGTTCATATCCCTATTCCCCTTTGGTAAAAATGAACATCCTACCCAGGAATAGCACAGGCGCAACGGAAAAGGATGATTTATTGTTCTCAGGGTATCGTTGTATAGAAGGTCGGTTACTTCTTTTTCGCATTCTCGCGTCGAACTGCCTGTTTAGCCAGATATTCATCGGCGATGCTGTCGTACTCTTCGCGAGTAAAGCCTTTCTGGTCAGGATATTTAGCCGCCAGCAGCATCTGAAATTCGGTCATCGTTAACTGAGAGGCTTCAGTGCGGTTCATTCCGAAGTGGCTGCGAGCTGCGCTGATGTAGTCGAATGCTTTAAACTCTGTAGTGCGCTCGCCTGTTTCATGGCGCTGCAACTGGCGAACCTTGGCTTTTCCGACGATGCCGTGCTGCATGAGGTGCTGCGCCAGCACGATGATGTCGTTCTTCGGCATCTGTCCCGGTCGGTATACGACGCAATGCCGCCATCCCTTCCATTCGCCGATCATAGGCGTCAGGTCTTCCTCGCAGCACGCCTGAAGCACCAACATGCACGTTGATAAAAGCTTCTCAGCAGCGCGGTTGAATGATGGAGATAGCCATTCAGGAAATCCTCCCAGCGTGCCAGCGCAAACCTCAATTAGCTGAGCGACATCATTGCCGTGTATGGTGGCGTACGCCTGCACAATCTCTTCCGGAGTGCCGATCCTCGTCATAGCCTCGAATGAAGGCCGTAGCAGGTAATCTTTCCCGCCTTCGCGGCTGTCGCTGATGGAGAGTTCGCCAATATCGGTTAAAGCGGTCATAAGCCTTCCAGTAAACGGTCATTATCAAGGGCAGCACGCCGCCCTTTGTAATGTCCGTTAGGAAACGGTAACCGTATGCACGGCCACAAAATTGCCGTCTACAGTGTTGATGATGATCTGCGCGCTGCCGGTGGCGACACGCGTCACGGTAACGGTGTTGCCGGATGCGGTAGCCGTTGCCTTTGTCGCATCGGTAGTCGCTACAGTGAAGTCTTTGTTGGTTGCGCCTGTTGGTGCGATATTCACCGTGAAGGTACTGGTGCCGCCTGCAGTGCCAGTGCTGGTTGTCGGCGTTACCGTCACGCCAGTCACGGCAACCGCAGTGATTTCGTTCACTTCGATGGTGCTTGCGTCGCCGACTTTGAACTCGGTTGAGAACGTGACAATGTCATTGGTACCACCGTCTGAACTCAGAGCCGTAATGTTCATGTAGCCGATGAATTCTACCGGACCGTAGTCCATGCGCACCCAGATACCAGGCTGGCGCTTAGCCTTCAGCTCATCAGCGAAATACTTGATGAACTTGCCAACACCGTACTGGTCCAGTTTGTCCTTCTTGCGCACTTCACCTTCAAAGCTCAGGGTGAAGTCACTGTTGGTGATGATGGTCTCGACATAGCCGCCGCCGTCATCCGCATCAGAGGTAACCGAGTTCGGGTTGAAGTCGAAGCCTTTCGACGTACCAGCAGCCAGCGCCTTCCACTCAGATTCAAGTGGCTTGACGTCCGGGCAGCCATCGGCGACTTCCAGCACGACCGCACCGCCGAACAGGCGCTCGTTCGAGTTCTGGCAATTAGCCATGTGAAACTCCTCTTTGACGTATAAAAGAAAACCCGCCGGAGCGGGTTATTTGGTTGGGATGGCTATTCGCCGTAAGTGCAGGCGAACTGGAGTCGGAAGACTATTCGCCCTTCTTCTGTGAGCACCGGCGCGGGAATTGCGCCCATGTTCTGGATGTAGCCGACACACTCGTCAGCCATGGGGTTGGCCTGGACGTAATCGACGATGCGCTGTACGGCATTGAGTGCGTCTTTGCGCTTATCTTTTGCGCCTACTACGTCGACCAGGACGTGATACTCAGAGCCGAGGTCTGTACGGATATTCGAGCCGCCGTTTGGCCTGAACACCATGATCGCCTTCGACATGTCACCTGGGTCATCAAACATCAGCTGTTGCACCGTGAAACCGGTCGTTAGACCGGCGTCGCCGAACATATTTCGCACCCGTTCGTGCATCATGGGTGTCATAGTGAAAGCTCCTTACGCACAACATCATCGATGGCAGATCGCTCCTCTTCAAACCCAAGAGTGAGGAATTCCTTTTTAGCAGTTGAGCGACGGAACCTCTGCGGGTTGGCCGGGTCATGAACATAAACGGCATAGTTGGTCGAGTAACCCACCCTGCCTGTGATTACTGCTCCGTCAGTTACGATTTCGCGAAACTGGCTATTTAAAAGTGCTGAGGTGTCGATCGGTGTGTAGAGCGCCGCTCTTTCCGCCCCCAGAATCATCGCCGACTGGAGCGCTCGAATGATTTTTCGACCCTGAATATCATTCAGAATTCGGTCAATATTGCGCTCAACACGTGCCGCGCCGCGAACTTTGATCCCCATTGCTACACTCCCGTAATTATCGCCCAGTCATCTTCCAGGCCGTCGAGAGTATCGTTCCAGCGCGTCACGTGACGAACCTCATCGGCACCGGCCACGACAGGGTCTGGTTCAGTGCTCACACCAATGAGGATGTAATCACCCTCATCGGCCAGAGCGTAAGCCGTGAAGAAGGTGTTTTTTACGACAACCTCTTTACCGATGGAGCCGAGCTTTGCAGACAGGCCGCCGATGTAGTCGCACATGATGGTTTCAGGCGGTTCGTATGGGTCGACAGGATCGCCCCACTCGTCATTACCGCCAGCACCCTTACGCCATATCGTGCATGGCTTGTTGTATGACCATGAAGCAGTAGACGACATCAGCCCTCCTTCCAGCTCAGCACCTTGGCGCCGGTCGCCCGGATGCGCTCACAGTTGATATGCCACTCGCCGTCCGACTTAACGTAGCCGGTAGTCTCCCGCCCGGTGTCGGTCATCACCCAGACGCGGGTGAAAGAACGCGGCAGGCCGTGCTTAACTGATTTGTACGTCATCACTTACCCCCGCACATACAGCCGCCCTTCCCGATCCAGATACCAGCAAATGCCGGGGCGGCGGTAGGGTCAGCAGGAATAAGGGCAGTGGCGCAGCCGTACTTATCCAGCCCGCGTAGCAGGTTCACTGATGCTTTCCAGCGATCGGTAAACGATTGATACCGGAACGAGCGAGACGCCCCGCTTGGAGCTGTCTGGCTGGAGATGTACTTATCCCCCTGCCCGAGCCCCATAAGCGCCAGTAGATAGAGCTGAATCAGCAGCGCGGTCGATGCAGGATAATGCGCATCGAGACACTCCTGAATGCTGTTGGCCTGGTCGACGAGAGCCTGAAGAACAAAATCGGGAATGGTAATTCCCTGGCTCTCCAGATATTCCTTCGCCTGTTCGAGAGTTACCATTATCGACTCCGTGAAATACCCCGCCGGAGCGGGGCATAAAAAAACCGCCTTAGCGGCGGCTGTTATTCAGCAGGGAAAAGCTTTTCGAGTTCGCCATCCGGCAACAGCTCACTGAGCTTTTCAGCGCCCAGGTTGCCTTTGAACTCAATGCCCAGTTCAGTAAGGCGGCCCTGAATAATCTCTTTGCGAGATTTCTCACCGGTACCGGCATCAGGCGTCGACGGGGTAAGTTCTCCGCCTGCCTCACCATTCATGGGCCGGACGTTAGACTTCAGCGCCGGGTGAAGATCTTTCAACTCCACCACGTCGCCAACCTTTACGCCGAACCATGGGCGCACAACTTCGTATTTAGCCATGCTGTTTCCTTACGCCAGGTTAGCGCCGTAGACAACGCCGGACAGCCCCTGATCGTCTGCGGTAATTTGCAGACCTTCAGCAGACATGATCTGGAAGTTGTAGTTAACGTTAGGCAGTGGGCGCGGCAGCGGAACAACGCCTACAGCCATACCCACCAGTGGTGAGATCACGTCACGGCGACGAACGTACGCAATAAACTCGTTACCGGTCAGCGCGAAGCTCATACGGATTTCTTTCACCGGCGCGAAAGGCAGAACAGCCTGCAATACAGTGCCGCTTACGACGCCATTCACCACGTACGGCTGCGCCAGGTTTGCCCAGATTTCCGGGGAAACCCACATCACATCGTAGGCGGCGACTTTGTTCGTGCGTGCGGTGGTGCCGAATGCGCCTTTACCGAAGAATGCAAAGATCGCGGTCATGTCAGCGGTTGTCAGGTCGATGTTCGCACCACCAGCACCAGAACCGAGGTTAATCTTCTTGGTGTTGCGGTGGTTCTTGATGCCCTGCGCCGGGTAGGACTGAACCTGAATTTTTGAATCGCCGTTCAGGTAGTAGTTGACGCGCTTCTGGTTGAACTTGCGCATCTTCGCCATCTGCGAATCCAGCACCAGATCAATGCCTACAGAGTTAAGGCCAGCAGCATGACGCCAGTTAACACCGTAGCCAGCAGTGAACACCGGAATCGGGTCGCCATCGCTCGCGTAGTCAGTGTGGTCGAAGGAGAATGGCGCCTGACCATCTATGCTTACTGACACGTCGTCAGCGATATCGCCGACCACGTTATACAGCTTGGCGGTTTTACCAACCGGCAGCACGGTCTGAACGCCGATCAGGTCGTTCACGATTTCCATGCCAACTTCCTGATCGCGCAGTTGCAGCACCTGATTGTCAATCTCAGCCCAGAAGTCACGGGAGAAACCGCCAACGGCGTTACATGCCAGCATGTCAGGCGTCATGATTGCGCGGTTAGCCGCGATGATGGAATCGTTCTGAAGGTTCCACATGTTGCGGTTTGCCCACAGTTCACTCCAGTGCCCGCCGAGGCGGGAGTTAGTCGCCAGCGTCTCTTTAGAGAAGTACATATGTGTTTGTCCTTTTGTTACGCGCCAGCTGCGGCGACAGTGCCAACGCGCATACGCACGCGAATGAAGTCAGTGGTGCTGGCCGCGATGGTGTATTCATCCTGGCTGTAGCCGATCACTGAATCAGTGTCGGATGTGGCAAGGGTAAACTGACCGGCAGTTCCCAGCTTGATCGGGCTGTCTTTTTTATACGCACCAGGCAGGCAGCGCAGCGCCAGCTCACGACCTTCTTCAACGTAGTTACCTACTGCCGAATCCCCGGCCGGGATTTCTTCGGTGATTGTCAGCCCCTGGTGGTAACCAACATCGATGATGTACAGGCGACCGGTTAGCGCGGTGGCCTGAGCGAATTTATCGGATGAGTTGATAGTTGCCGCAGTACCGGGAAGCAGCGCGGCGGCCGTAGTGCGGGTTTCGGTCTTGTACAGAGACTGACCGTCGATATTAACGCGACGATAACGTGGCATTATTCCGGCTCCTTACTTGAAGTGTTCGTCTGCGGCTGGTGCGCCGGTTTCTTTGTGCTGCTGAGCATTGTTGGTGCCCAGCGGCGCAGCTTCGCCCAGCGACTTGAACATCGCGTCCAGAGCTTCGCCTGACAGAGCGTTCGCGACGATATCGCCATGGACCTTCGCAACCGCTTCGCGCTTTGCTTTCTCTTCGGCACGGGAGTTCGCGGTCAGGGTTTCCGCGAGTTGCTTCTGATTGGCCTGCAGCGCATCAACCTTTTCCGCGAGAGGCTTAATAGCCGCTTCAGTATTGGTCGCAACAGCCTGGCCGATCATGCTGCCGATTTGTTCCAGTTCTTCTTTGGTTAAAGGCATGTCGCCCTCCGTTTTGTGGTTTGGTGCAGGCTGTTCCTGCGGTGTGAATAGAGCTTTGAATTTGTTAGCGACGACGGCCACCCACGACTCCTGGCGCGCTACTGCGGTTCCGGTATCGTCGATTGTGATCTTCCCGCCATCAGCGGAATAACCGTAAACCTGAGCATCACCACCATTTCGCACGATGACCACCTGCGAGTCAGTGAAGTCAGCAACCCAGGCATATTCATCCGTGCCCGGCGCAAACTTGGCTTTGGCTGCCCGATCGAGACGCTGCTCGCGCTCCCGGTAGGATTCACCCACCAGCGCGCCGGAGTTAGCCTTAAGCGGCTGTGCAAGATCAGCGTTAACCATCAGGCCAACGCCCTGCTCAGGAGTGGCGGCCCCGACCTCGTGCAGAAGGATCGCGTCGTGATCCATGCTGTAAATCTTCGCAACCCACTCAGCGCCAGTGGCCCGTTGCTGTTCGTTTGGTTCAAGCTGGTCGAGGAATGCGGCAACACTGGTATGAATCGGCGGAACGTCATCACCGCGCTCGATAGCTGCGACGCGCTCGAGTAGTTCTCGGCCACCTTCAGACTCACTGGCGCGGGCCACATCAACCCACTTTTCGAGGTAGATACGATTACCGGACTTCTTAACGTTGCGGTTCCACGCGCCGATATGGCCTGCGTTAATCCCCTCAGGAGAGAAAGCAGACACGAACTGACCGTTAACCTGAGGGTGACCCAGCGGCGCCAGGGTACCTTCCAGCCCCTTATAGTGGGCGTCGATTTGCTCTTGCGTGTACAAGCCGCCATTCATGACGACGTTAGCTGGAAGTGTGTAGCTCGGCAGCACCAGGTGCTCACGCCCGTTGTATGTTTCGCGCCGGATAGACTGGCTGTTCACCTTTGTGGTGATGTTGACCTGAATATGCTCACCATGTTTCGGTGCCTGGATTGGACGCGGTGCTTCGTGGTTTACCTGGAATTTCATGAGTTATTTCTCCGCCCAGGCGTAACCGCTCGCCTGCATCGATTTATATTCCTGTTTGAGTTTCGTGATGGTGTCCGGGTATTCCGGCTTGCCGTCCGCATCCACCAGCACCGACTGCTGGCTGCATTTGCAGTTGATGGAGTTGCCATCTTTGCTGTACCAGTCACGCACCTCTTCGTTGGTGTAGAGGTGGGCATGGCGCACTGCGTGGGTATGTCGCGTTGTAGGCGACAGAGCTGAGATGTGAACCAGCAGCGTTTTAAGGCCGAACAGGTCATTCGCCTCTTGGTCTTCATCCCACTTGGCCCGGCGCAGCGCGGTAGTCACTTCAGTGCGTGCTATCCGGTTAGCCCGGCGTTTCTCGATGCCGGTCTGGTCTGTCAGGTTGCGGGCAATGTCCAGCGGATTGAGCCCGCGCCCAACACCATCAGTAAGAACACGCGCCATGTCGCGCTTAACGTCAGCAGTCAGCCCCTTCATTTCCTCAAATACACGCGCATGCACCAGCGCCATACGTTGCTGGTAAGGGTCGCTTGCGAGGATGGAGGCCAGCGACTCACGACCGGCGGCGTACACCGGCGACTGCTGGCTGAGGTTGTAGAACGACTGCCCGGTCCCCTTCTCCGAAGCCAGATCGATGTACTCGTAAAACCATAGGTCATAATCGCCACCTTCAAGCAGCACCTGATCCACCAGGTAACTGGCATCGTTCAGGATGATGGAGAGTAGCGTTGGGTTTAACTGGTATTCGTATCTGGCGTTTACTGCGAGGGAGGAAGGTATTTTGTCGAGTGCTGATTTGTACGCCTTGCCAATCTTATTCATCCGCCTGGCGAAGTCTTTCATTGCCCGTCGTTCCAGCGCATCGGCTCCGGTAGGATCCTGATAGTTACGCGGTAGAATTGGTGGCTTCGTCTTGTTCGTCGCCATCCTCTTCTCCTAACGGCTCTTCGTCGTCATTGTCATAACCCGCAGCTGTACGAATCTCTTCACGGCTGAACGCTGGCTCTTCGCCGCTGCCCTGCATGGTCTGGTTAATCTCGCCCATGGTTTTGGCATTGGTTAGCTTCTCAGTGCCGGTCTGTTCGTTCAGGTCATCCCAGATAACAGCCTTCTGGATTACTGAGTCGACGATCTGCAGGTCGATAAGCTTGTCGCAGAAGTCCTCTATCTCGAAAGCGAGGTCTACTCGGCGCGACTGACAACGAGCATTAAAGTATTTCTGGTCTTCGGTACTGGAGCGCTCAGCCTGCTGATTACCAACCAAAATGCGCGTCGGGATATCAACTCCGGCGGCGGCGGTCTGCAGGTTTACGTTATAGGTCGCTGACGGATCAGCAACAGCAGTGACCAGCGGTGTGACTGTGGCCCCCTGGGTTGTCATCAGAACATCGTTACCACGGTTCATTTCCCCGGCAACGTCGTTAAACTTATCCTGCAGCTCGTCAATGCTCACGCCATAAAGAGACGCAAGATTGTTGAAGTCGATTTCCTTCTCAAAATTGACATTAAGCTGGCGAGCGGCGTTCTTCAGGAATGACTCACCAGACCCGCCTTCTACCTTCTCAAGACTCACGAAGGCGTTATATGCTGGCTCAAGGAAGCCAATAGCATCGTCTGAGTAATCGCCAAGGATGAAAACGCGATCGGGGTGGATGTTGACACGGCGACTTGAACCATTCGGCAACCGTTCGGCGTACTGCCACATCTTAGGCTGGCCGTACGTCTTCGAGTTCAGGCCAGTGTCCCACTCGCTCACCGTAAGCGATCCGGCCCACGCCACCGATATTTTCTGAAGACCTCGCCCTTTGGTTACCGGAAGGTTCCAGTCTTTTTCATCGCGGACGTGCAGAAGGATGCCAGCATAACGGCCCACCAGACGACGGCGATCGGCCTCAGAGAATGAGCGCCAGAATCGGTTGGTGAATACCTGTTTGGCCTTTTTCTCCCAGGCGGTTTCGTTTTCGCTCTCGTCGGCATCGTCACCCTCGATGATTTCCGGGTTAGTCTGCCAGCACTTGCCCACCAGCTTCTCAACTGCACCGTGAGCGATACCGCCACGGCGGTACAGGGCATAGAGGTTTTCGTAGGTTACCTGCTCAGGGAATCCATATTCGCACCATGCGGAATGGCGCTTATTATCCAGCCCCATTGTTGGCGCCATAAGCCCCATACGGGCGCGCGCCATCCGCGCATCGTTCAACGCATGGTTGACGGCGAGAGTTAATTTGTCAGTCATGGTTTGTCCGTTTGGTTAGCGAAGGCGTTTCGGAATCATCATCCCGGCCATCTGGCCCTTACGCTTAATGTGACCGTCGAGGCTGTAGCGGATACCGTCCCAGCAGTGCTCATAGCCATCGGCGAGCTTCGGCAACACCTCACCGGTGATGCGGTCAGTTTTGTACGACCACATGCGAGCCTCACGCGCCACGTTCTTGCAACGCGGGTGGATAATGATTTCGTCGAAACCGCGAAGATGGGCGATACCGTCCTCAACGCTTCCCTGCCATTTTTCGGCGGCTGAGATGTTGAAGCCCTGCCGCTTGAGATAGCTTATCGTCTCAGGTCGTGCCGCGTCAGCCTTAATTGGCCAGTCACGCGATCCGGGGATTGTGTCGTATAGCTCTGGCATATGGTCGAGCTCTGTCTGCTGACCGTATGCCTCGTATTCGATGTACAGCCGGTTGTGCAGGATGAACGAGCGCACCAGCGTGTTAGGGTCTTTGGCGAAACCGAAGTCAGCACCGAAGAACAGGCGATCGGCCTCTTTCCATAGCTGGTCCGAGAACTCAGCGATCCGGTATTTTCCGGCCAACACCTGCTTATCAGAGTTTTCGAGGTAAGCACCTTCCCAAACCCACGCGTATGTTGCCGGGTCGAGGCGGCGCTGATCGTTCTGCCGCTCACCTTCCAGCACGTCAGGGAACCACGGGTTATCCGTGTAGTTCATCTCAACGGTGATACAGTCGTCGCCAGCCTCTTTACGGAAACGCTTATCCGTGGCGCTGCCGTCGCGCTCCGGGTTCCATGTCACCCAAATCTCTGAACCTTCCTCACGAACGGTCGGGCTCAGCTTCTGCCAGGCTATTTCGCTGACTGATTCAGCCTCATCAACCCAACAGAGCAAGATGCGCGCTTTCGACTTGATGCTGTCGAGGTTATGCCGCAGACCGCAGAACACGTAGTTAACGCTCTTGTCGATGGTGCGGATGTACTTCTCGCCGATATCAAAGTTGGAAGCCAGCCAGGGAACAGACAGGATAGCCTGTTTCACCTCCTGCATACTCGACTCTTCAAGCGAGTTCATGAACTCACGCGCGCAGAGCACCACGCCGCTTTCACCGTTCATCATCGACTGATACGCCTTTACGGCAGTCATCAGTGCGAATGTGCGCGTCTTGGCGCTGCCACGTCCACCATGCGAGCACCGGTAGCGCTTATTCACGGCGGTGAACAGCGGCGCAAGCTTGGCGGGGATCGGCAGTTGAACGGCTTTACTCATGCTTTCGGCTCAACGGGTAACAACTGGATGATGGTCGGCTGCGGAGTCATGCTGCCATCAGGGCTTGAATGCTCGATTTTCTGGCGATTGGTGTAGGCATCGCCCATTTCTTTGGCGGCCTGCTCGATAAGTTGAGAGGTCATGCCGTAGTTCTTCATCTTTTCAGCATTGGTCGCCATTCGGTCGAGAACGCGCAAACGGTACGCTTTATTTGCGATCGGAATATCGGAGATTTCATTCTGGAAGCGTTCGCGGGTGGCATTGAACATGTCCACCCACTTCTGCGCCAGCCCCCTGCCGTTTGCTTTCGTCGGGTCGTGTGATTCGACCTGCTGACGAGTGATGCTCAGGCCAAATTCTTTTTTGACCAGCTCAACCACCTGGGATGGGGTATCGAAGCAGGCAAGGGACTGAACGATGAAGGCTTTGACCTCACCTTTCAGTGTCGCCATGGATTACCTGCCTGTCATAATCAGTCATATTGTTAGGCCAGCTTTAACATGCATGTGCCGCATGACCTGGCTATATCGATGTGAGCCACTTCTGCTGGCGCATTGGCCGCATCAACGAGCTCCTGCACTTCTTTGCTGGCTCCGTATCTACGTACGACACCAGTGAATTCTTCGACGTCGTGGCCGCGCAGTGTGAGCACTGGCTGCCCGGTCTCTTTGTTGAACTTAGGCGCTCCGAAATCATCGGTGGCCTGGGCAATGTGGTAAAGCTCATGCTCCACCAGAGCGCAGAACTCAAGGTCACTGCATTGTGAGCAGTAATTAGCCGCCAGCGTGATGATGAACTTCGGTATGCGACCGAACCATTCATGCATCTGCTGCTCCATGCGGGACTTCTGCCAACCTCCTGCGCGCATCATTACCTGCTCACACTGCCCCAGCACAATGCGGCCGCTTTTGGCGAATGAGCCAGAGGCCCACAAGAACGCGACATCAGCGTCGAGCAAGTGCGTATGGTCAGGGTTATGGATTCGGCCCTCTTCGGAGAGGATGTTCTGATTTACCCATTCGCCGATTTCGGTAGCAGGGATAAGTCGGGTATATGGCAGCCAGTTTTCGCCAGTGAAGTTGACGGGAGGGTATGGTCTGCGATTGTCATTTTCAGTCATGCAGAACAATCCTCTGGGCACCGAAGATACTTGCTCGGTAATTTCGACACCGATGCATCAACAAACTTATATAAAACTCTGTCAATGGCGCTTTTCAGACACCATTTGCAGAACTTTATAATTACGCCTGTTTGCCAATTACAGGGGCAATCCGGATACACTTCTTAGTGAGCCAGCCCCATCGCAAAAGCACTGAAAGGATGAGCAGCGGCTTCATGTATGGGCGAAACGTAATTTCCGCCGTCAGAGTTCCAGTAGTGCGCATATGGCTTACCTCGTTGTGACATTATCGAGCCACCTCTGGAAGTGGCTCTGTAATGCCTATAGCAACGGACTGCACAAAGCGCCGGTGTTGCGAGGACGGCGGCCGAAAATATTAACTTGCTCGCGCACGCTTTCACTGCACATTCGCTCTACGATTCGCCAATCAGCCTTTTCAGGCGAGGCTTTCACAGAGACTGCGGAAATGACCCGCTCCACCACCCGGCGCAACTTGCTAACCGCTCGGCTCACCGAGATGTCTTCAAACGAAATGGTAGTGATAATTGCCCAGCAAGCCGAGATGAAGCGCGAACACATATGACGCAGACTGACCATGGATTTACTCCTGTTTGTTGATTTTCAGCGCCAGGTTATTTCAGGCACTGCGTAGTGATGTATTCCTGCAGCGCCCTCAAGGCTGTTTGGTCGCTGACGATTCCGGATCGGATACCGAGAACGTTTCGTCCAGCAACTGAAGAGAGTTCGACGGTGGCATCATCGCCCATGCTGGCGGCGCCGGTGGCTTGGGTTGGGGCTGACACTGGACACTTGCCTTTGACGAGCACCCGACCACCATTATCAAGCTTACGCTGCAGAGCATCATTTTTAGCTTTTTCATCGGCTAATTCCTTCGTGTATTTGGCATCGAGCGCTGCGACGTCACGCTGGCGGGTTGTCATGTCGGTGATGGTGGCGTTCGCCAGCTTCAGGTTGAGCTCTGCGTTATCGGCGCGGGTTGCTTCGTGCTCAGCCTTTTCCTTGTAATGGCTGGCAGAGATGGCCAGTGCGCCACCAAGCAAACCAACCATCACCGGCAACCAGACCCTTTTCAGCAGAGACAGAATGGCTTCGGCAGTCATTGCGTCTTACTCTGGTTAACCAGCCGACCAACCACACCACATGCAGCGATTACCGCTGTAATGGCACCCATCGATCCCGGCGGGATTGCGGTCTTGAGGTCTGGCGGTAGCTCTGCCCATACCGTGGGGATAATCCCGGCCAGCACCAGTGCATGCATGGAGAACCAGCGCCATGCGCTTTTCCAGTCATCAACGAGTTTCATGAGAGAAATACCTCACGCTCTGCCTTGCGGCGATTCGTTAACCCAGCCATTACCTTGCCGCCTGACCGGTTCCAGCGAAGGAACTCATCAGCTGCGCCTTTCACATCACCTGCATTCAGCTTCTTCATCAGCGTTGATGTGGATAGCGCTCGCGTACCGATGTTGTAGGCCAGCGACACAAGCGCGTCGTACTGGTTCTGGGTGACGGAAACTTTGAGCATCTTGCTTACCGCCTGGTCAAAGCTCACTACGCCAGTGCGCAGCAGGCGATCCGCCGTTGCGTCGTCAATCTTCATTCCGGGCTTGATAGGCTTTCCGTCTACTTTTCCCGTCCAGCCGTAGCCAATCGTCCATGGATCACCACCGGTGCCAGGGTCTGGGTATGCGGTTAACCTGCAGCCCTCAAATCGCTTAATCAGCGCAATACCGTTATTACTGATTTGCATCTTTAATCCCCGTCAGGCGCTCCCAGAAATAGGTCAACGCTACGGAGCCCATCGCGCCGCTTATCCCCGCGGTTGCCAGAATCATGTAAATGCTCAGTCCGCTTTCAATGCTCACCAGGCCAGCAATAACGCCGGTAAACCCTGAAACCACCATTTGGGCAAGAGCATTGATCAAGCTCCATGTTGCCTTGCTCTGCTTCACATCTATCAGGTAGCGGACAAGTCCACCCCAGCAAGCAATGATCAGCAGAACCAGCCAGGACATCCCGGCAATGCTCTCTTTGTCTTGCATACGTTTAGCCATAGTTACCGCCTCCGATGAAAGATCGGGAAGCTGTGTGTGAGAAGGTCAGGCCCGTCGGGCTGGATTTAACAACGAAGCGTGTCGATGATGATTCCCGCGGGACCTGATAATAAAAAAGCCCGCAAAAAGGCGGGCAATAAGCATGAGGGTAAAAGCAATGTCGGCTGATGGCCGGAAATACCATGGCTGGGTCTGGCGGCCTGCGGCGCTGTTGGAGCAACGCCCCTGATAAGTTGGGGTATGAACCCGTTATCAGGTCAGGCCATTATCTGGTGCTGATTGACGGAATCGAACCGCCAGCATCCTGCTTACAAGGCAGGCGCTCTACCTGCTGAGCTAAATCAGCAATCTGGTTCAGAGCTCTCGCGTATGAGCTTCAACGTGTAGTGCGGCACGCATTCACTCAAGAGCCCTGACCGGATTGCGGAAAGCAAAAAGCCCCGCACGATGGCGAGGCTTGGTGTTCTGATAGGTCAAACGCAAATACGGCAACCTACACTAAATATATTGCTCATTTGTTCATTAAAATGCAAGCACGATATGACTATTTTTTGCAATTTTCCTCACATTTTCTCGATCGTTGAATGCATTTTGTAATGGCTGATAAAGGCAAAACAACGAAGCATTGATAACCTGCTTAACTTCCCGGCGGATGGTTGAAATGCTCGGGTGCTTATACTGGTTTCCGGCGCGGGTCTTCATCAGGCGAGGCTTGCTCACTGCATGCTGCCATGAGGCGATCCTTATCTCACTTGAGTTGCAGACGTAATAGGCAAAAATTACCTTCCATGCATTCTCATCTACATTTTTCAGGTAATGCCGGATTACAGCATCAATCAGCATCCCATCATCATCGCTGCATACAGGCCTTGAGGATACTTGCGGCTCAACTGTGGCCATGAACTTGGCAATCATATTTATCATCGCCTTGTCTATCTTTCCTGTCTGACACCATGCGCCCCAAAGCTGGAGCCACTGATCTATCCACTGGTGCTGTTCATTGGTTAATTCCAGTTTCATGCTTTCTCTCCCAGGGTCTGATAGATGCGGACAAAGTTTTTCAATATGCGGTAGTCAACCAGTACGGTGCCGCTGCTGCGTAAAAGACGGAGCTTTATCCAGCGGTCACGAATGCGTTCGATAACGTCACGGCTCATTCGTCAACCCTCTCGTTCTGCCAGAGAGGAAGCGGAGACTTATCCCCGGCACGGCGAATTCGGGACTTTGCGTTCTTCTCAATCTGAATGAGTTTCTCGATGTTCTGGCGGCGCTGCTTTTCTTCCCGTCGGAGATATTTCACGCTTTCCATGTAGCGAGACTCCTGGTCACAAAGCGTCATCAGGAAGTCAAAAGGCTCTATCAATGTTTCGCACTTCCTGCAGCGTAAGGTCCGGTCCTTTTCGTTAACCCAAACGGTGGAGTGCAGACACATCACCTTCTTACCTTCGCGCTGAATAACGAGCCCATCCTGCAGGTCGTTATTCTTCGCTGGGAAAGCTACAACCTTTCCCAGTTCAATTTCGGTTTCTGTGCTCATGCGGCCTCCCGTTGTTTTATGAGCGCACGGCGTAGCGCGCTGTAATGGCGCCTGATGCCTTCCAGTTCTTCGATAGTGTATCGGTGAGGGGTGTTGTTGTTTTCGAGCGCCTCGACGCGCTCAGCGCCGATTTTCTCTACCAGAGCGATGCGGTACTGCTGCTGGTTACCTGACATTTGCACGTTGCAGTGATGACACTGCTTGTGAATGTTGTCCTCGTTGTAGCGCAGGTGCGATGCTTTACCGCGGGATCGGTAATGCCCGGCCTCCCATTGAACCGTCTCGAACGTGCCGCAGCTGATACACGGCAGATCGTGGTCACGCTCGCGGATATAGTCGTTAACGACACGCTGAGTCATATCCTCCCAGTGTCGGAGAGGTTTCACCGCTGCTTTGCGCTTGCGCCATGCTGCGCGCTCTTTCTTCTCTTTCGCCTGAGCCTGCTTTTCGCGCTTCTTCTCAAGCTCCTGCATGGCAAATTCAGCGCCATGCTCCGGACAGCACCAGCGGATCCGAATGTCGTGAAATTTCGGCACGAAGTATTCGCCGCATACTTTGCACTTACGGCGGGATGGTTTACGCATGGTTCCTCCGAGCCGCGAGACGCAGCCATTTCTGATCCACCAGACGGGCGGTGTAGCCTTTCAAGGTCGGGATGTCTGACGGCTTAACCGCCGGCTTGCGCTGGCGGCGCGCCGGAACGCGGAAGATTTCGTTGGTGATGACGCGCGCGAGAGGACTACCCACGTGAAGCCCTCCACTCTTGCGCCCAGGCGATGCGCTTACTGGATGCTTCGGAGAACTTCACGCCACGGTCGGTGCCGAACCAGTAAATCGCCTCGATGACATCGACCATGTATCGCTTGCTGGATTTGGATGTGCGGACGCCGAAATAAACGCGGCCACCATTGATACCCGGCGCAGATTTCTGCTCCTTGTCCTGAGTCTGGTTTACCAGAACGGTGATGAGGTCCTTCCACTCTTCGCGGGTCAGCTTTTCGCCGTGCCAGACAACCTGGTCAGACAGGTCTTTCAGCAACGGCCACATCAGACGGTTCTGCTTGTCGGTTCGGGTTTCTTCCCGGGCCTCGACCACCATCGGCGCGCGAGGGTTCACCGGTATGGTGCGAATGAACGCGATGAGATTCTCTTTTACGGTGTCGTTAACGATGCAGTAGTGCTGTTTCATACGCCACCTCCGAGAGGTAACGCAGAATGCAGAAAATCGCAGGTGCATTTCTGCATCTGTGACAAGATGAGGAGTTCAGATTGTGGTCGCATTTAAGTCCCCTTAAATGCGCAGAAGTCGCAACCGGCTGTTCAGACCGACTGCGACTTAATTATAACATCACTTTTGAAAAATGATTACCAAAAATCAGTCACCACTATCTTCGAGTTTTTGCATGGCATCGCCATAACGTTCCATGCCTTTGGCAACCGCCTGAGTAACCTCCTGCTGCGGTGCAGCTGGATACGCACTGCCTTCCTGACCTGGCTCGTTGCTTCCGGTGCATGCATTCCGGTGGTCATTGGCGTGTGGGCAGCGTTTGTTGCCGCATTCGGGGCAGACGACGAAGCGCATGTCTGCTACAGTCACTGGCCGACATGTTCGGCACCAACAATCTGGAGTGTTGAGGGCGTCACGCTCTGCAAAGATTTTCTCAGCGTCGATTTCAATGCCGGAGTTGCGAATGGCATCCACCGCATAACGCAACTTGCAAGCCGTCGTTACAGGTTCAACCATATTGTTGGAGTCACCGGAATGGTCAACCATAGCGAGCTTATCCTCGGTATGGTTGGTTATCGCTTCATGAAAGCGTTCAAGCTCCACGTACTCCTGGCATGACCAACCGCCATCAATGAAATCACGAGCTTCAACAGCGTCGAAAGTGAATGATGTTTCGCTGCCAGTTGGTGAGGTTAAGCCGTACAGGTCTGCTACCGGCTTAAATTGCGTGACTGGTATGGTACCTTCATTGGTGAGGGTACCAGCCTGAAGCATGGCGGCGCGATAGGCGTTCCAGCCGACAGCTTTTCCGTGTTCAAACGAGCTGTCAAAGTCATCATCCATTTCCATCGCAGCGGGCACAGATATCGGCGCTGGCGGGGCGGTGTAGAGCGGCATTACCTCAATATTGAAGATATCCCCCTCGCTTGGACATGCCTCTGCGCTACCGTAAACCCAAGGGTGAACGACTCCGTTACGCTTGTTGATTAATCTGTGCGCCCACGCCACAGGCTCCGCTTCGAGCGATGCCAGCGCGATACGCGCCAGCTCTTTTACAACATCACAGTTTTTATTTCCTTCGCAATCATCCATTAAGAGCCAATCGTCATTGATGATTGCCTTAATATTTTCAAGTGAAAGGTCCATTATTTAACCTCCTTAGCTTTGCGTTCCGCCTCGCTGAAATCCCAGTCTACGCGGTGAGCGATATCTATTGCGGAGCGCACAGTACGATCAATCAGAGTGTCGAGACTATCAATGGTCATCGCCATTTCAGGATTGCGGGCCAGTATCTCAGCGCGTTGAATCTGCCAGCGGTTGCAGGTTTCCAGTAATGGGTTAGCCATTGTCTTTGCCCCTCGAACTATATGCCGCCATGGTTTGTTCGAATCCTGACTGGTCGTCGGTCTGACCAAGGCTGAATCCATGTTGAAGTCCATGACGGAATGCGCTGTCCTGCAATTTGTCAGCGGTTTCTAGCTTCGCCTCCAGCTCAGCAATCCGCTTACGTAATGCGGTGTTTTCGTCAAAAATCTCACATACGTTGCGATTCTGTTGACGAACACGGCTTTCGCTATTAGTTAGCCGCTTCTCTGCGGCTTCGGCGCGGAACCGCAGCTCGGCTAACTCCCGCAACCTTTCGTAATATGCTCGGCCAAGTTCGCCGTTTTTCTTCTCCAGCGATTCAATTCTGTCAGCCTGCTGGTTGATATGGTCGTCCTGAGCTGACCATACTTTGTCTTTGGCTTCCAGCGCCTTAACAAGCTCATCAACAGTTCCGGCAGCTTGGCGAGCGTAATCTGTAATTGACAACTCGCACTCAATTTCAGTGCCGTTTTCGTTGGAGTGGCAAATAGCAAAGTAGTCTGAGTCGATTTCGTTATCAGCCAAATGCCTCAGCGTGTCGGCAACAAGTACGCCGTTTTCGATAAGCAGCTCTGTCTCGCGTTTGTCGATGTTGCTCATTTGGCGGCCTCCTGGCGAAGCTGGGCAGCGAACTCGTTAAGCTCGTCGAATACGTATCCGCTACCCCAGCGTTCGGATGCAGCATATTCAATAGCACTGGCCCGCACTTCAGCCAGGAAAGCGTCGGTGGCTTGGGTTTCGATTTCTGGCTTGGCATATACCGGCCAGCAATCAGTTCCATCGGAGTTTTTGTGTCCTGCCTCGTCATGAACATCAAGATATTCACCGCATGGGAGCGGGTCTTCCCAGGTTGGTGGAATAGCGTGCCAGGATAGATATGCTTGAGGCTTATCAAACGCACCCTTCAGCCCCGCATTCTCCGCAGCCATCTTCTCCAGCTGCATCTTCACGCTATCGTGAGCAGTAGTCTCTGCACGCAGAGCTCGATGTGATTCTGCAAGTTGCTGCTCAAGTTCGGCGTAGTCTTCGTATAAGCAATACTCACCGTTGTTATCGCCAAATACTTCGTAATGCTCACCTGAAATATCAAAACGTTTCACGCTCATACCCCTACCCTCCCCCAAACCATCAATACTCGCTTCATAGCCGCGCTGTTGCGGCACTCCTGGCAGATCACGTTCGTGTCCGTCCGCTGAATTAACTTCGACTTGCCCTGCTTCATGCCCGGTATCGTGTCAGGGGCAAATCGCATGCCGTAACTGGTCAGGCTGTATAGGCGCTGGCCATATTTTCCTTCGCAGCTGATCAGACCGTCGGCCAGCAGCGTGCTCACCGTCCCGGATATCTTTTTGGTGTCCATGCCGATAAGCGCTGCCAGTTTGGCGTTGTTCAGCCCTGGGTTATTGCGCAGGGCTGCCAGCACCTGCTCACGGATTGTTATGGTCATTGCCTACCATCCGGATCCCATATTCACGAACGATTGCGAGCGAGATTACGGCTATTTCCCAACTCGATTTGTAAAGTGCTTTTCGCTTTTCATCGGTATCAACGCGCTCTATCCAGGCTGCATCCCCTTTCGAATACTGGTTGATAACGACATAGTCATCGCTGCATGCTTTCACGCTGCCCCCTTGGAACGGTAAGAATCCCAGGTGAATGACAGCGTGCACCCGCCGCCATCGCTCATGCGATCAAGAACGCGCTCGCCGATGAACGCTGCCAGTTCTTCTTTGGTCTGGTTGCTGATCAGGATGGTCGGCTTCATCCGCTCGTACCGGGTGTTAATGATTTCGAACATGATCAGCTTCTCGGCTTCGCTGCCGAACTGGACGCCTACCTCATCGATAATCAACAGGTCCGGAGTGGTGAAGTGCGAAATCACGTCGTTCTCGCAGCGCGTCGCTGTTTTCGACCACGTTGATTTGAACTCGCGGGCAATCTTCAGCGCGGTGGTAAAAATTACCGGGCTCTGGTGTTTCTCGATGACATCACGGGCGATCGCCAGGGCAAGATGGTTTTTACCGGTCCCCGGCTTGCCGCACATCACCAGCCCGCCACCCTGCTTCAGGCGCTCTGGCCACTTCGCGGCATACGCCTGGCAAACCCGCAGCGCGCGCTCTGACTCCTTCCCCACCGGCTGATAGTTTTCCAGCGTGCACGTTACAAAGCGCTCAGGGATTTCGAGCTGGCGCAGCAGGCGATCGATGTTCTGCTGGCGCGTGCGGTCTTCCCAACGCTTTTTCTCGTCATACAGGAAGGTCAACTCATCGCGCAGGCAGCCCGGACAACGAGTCGGCGGTGACGGCAGCTTGATGAGGCTGCTGGTAAGCACCCGTTTACGCTGTTCGTATTCGCCGTGCTTCTCGCAAAGCACCGTTTCACAGACGATCTCGCAGTTAGGGAGTTGCTCTGGCGGCCTGCCGAGAACTTCCAGCATTTTTTCGATAGCGTCGATTTTTTCGAGCAGTTCCATACTCAGTCCCTCGCCCATGATGGGATTTCAGTCTGGCCATAGTCCTTGCCAGCGAAGTTCTCAGATACGCGAGACGGAGAACGGGAAGGCTGCTTGGCGCCCTTAGGCTCAAACAACCCCTGCCAGCCGTTAGCAATGCTCTGGTTGATAATTTCTTCAGGCTGATATCCGCTGCACTTGCAACGCTCGAGCAGGTTGATGGCCTGGGTAACCGTCTGCTGAGACTTGATCGGTTTTTTCAGGTCACGACGATAATCGACCCATGACTTCCAGACTGAGACTGACAGCCATTCAGGAAGGTCAACAGCAGCCGGATCGAACGAAGCCGGTTTGGGGGATTTAGGGGGTTTATTAATATTGTCTTTATTGTCTTTTGTAATAGTGTCTTTTGTGTGTCCCCATTTTTGTGACATGGTTGTCACTGTTTTAGTGACACTTTTTGTCACCACAGCAGGGACACTGTCACTATTATGGTGACAGTCACTACTGTGGTGACATTTTGGCGCAGGCTTAGTGCCCGGAATTACCCACTCACTCAGGTTTTTGTTGGGCCCGATCAGCATGCCGTCGGACACCAAAACATTCATCGTAATGAGTTCGTTTTTGGCAGCGTTAACCTTCTGGCGAGGTAGTCTGGTCAGCTCAGAAAGTTGTGAGTCTGCTATGCGGTCCATCTTCTTGTTGAACCCATAGGTTTTGCGGCAAACAGCATGAGCTACCTTGGCCTGATTTTTGGTCAGGTTGGCGCCGATAAGCTCCTCATACAACTCGTTTGCCAGACGGGTGTACCCATCGTCTGTATCGGCCACGCGTTGCTCCTGTATTCCCGAAACTACAGCGGGAAAGTTGAGAATTTCTGCGGTGTTTGACATACTTACTCCCGTTACTTGGCGTAACACAGTGTTTGGAAGGCCTTTGAAGTTACCGCTTCAAGGGCTTTTTCTTTTCTGGTGCCTATCACATAACCCCCAGCATCGACGTGACCATGGTCATCAACGGTCCTACCTGCTCCGGCATGAGGCGGAACAGCGAAGCTATACCCTCGCTTACCTCTTTCAGCTTCTGATGCTCTGGAGCGTCCAGCAGCACGGCCTGTTTAGCCTCTGCGAGTTCTTTCTCGGCTTCAGCCAGGCGAGACATTTTGCAATCGGCACCGATCAGGCGGGTGCGATACTCAACCGGCAGCACGGCCATGATTGCTGGCGTCAGCTGGCGCACGTTCTCGCGGTACTGCTCGGAGTCGAAACGGTTATCCAGGAAGCGAAAGAGTTTCTGGCGCGCCCGGCTGATGTCCTCCGGGAAGCTGATGGCGGTCCCGCCCTGCTCCCGGTATTCGTTGATGATCAGCGCCGAAACGACGTCCTGATTGTCCAGCGCCGACGACCATGCCCGGACCGCATCGCGGATCTTTTCGTGGTCTGGCGCCGCTTTAGCTTGAGCGCGGTTTATCATCGTCCCCGGGTGTATTCCGGTATTGTGTTGATACGCAAGTGAATGCATTGCTTTCCCTTTCGTGTTTAAGGCCGCCGTTAAGCGGCTGTGTTATTCGCCCCAAGCAGCTGGGCGAGATCTGGACGGATATCTGCTGGTTTGAGCTTGCCGTTAGTTGCATTGACAATCTTCATTACGTAGCGGGCATCAATGCCGCCACCGTGCAACCAGCGCCATACAGTCGGCTGCGCTACGCCGCACAGGTCGGCTAATTTCTTCTGGCTACCAGCGATATCAATGGCGCGCTGGATGGTTTTGTTCGTCATTTTCCAATTCCTATGAGTATTGGTGTGAATTGATAATAGCAATGCGTATTGATTTAGGCAATAGCTAAACGTGTTTTGACCATCAATACGCAAGCGTATAAATTTAAACTCATGAAAAAAGAAACTCTTGCAGAACGCCTGAATCAGGCAATGGAACTATCTGGCATGTCTCAGGGCGCCCTGGCTAAGGCGTCTGGCGTTGCTCAGCCCACCATCTGGCGGCTGACCAGTGGCAATGCCCGCGGCTCAACTAAAATCGTTGAGATTGCCAACGCGCTTGGCGTTCGCTCTGAGTGGCTTTCAACCGGAGTTGGCCCGATGCGTGACGATGGTCAAATGCCCGCAATTTCTCAGCCAAAAACCGAGCCGGGACCTACTGACACTTTCCGCATTGAAGCGCTAGACTTTTACGTAAGCGCTGGGCCAGGAGCCATCAACAGCGAGTTTGTAGAGGTGCTACGATCCGTGGAATATTCAGTCGAAGATGCCCGCCGGATGTTCAACGGCAGGAAGGCGGAGCAGATCAGAATCATCAATGTTCGCGGCGATAGCATGTCCGGAACCATTGAGCCTGGCGACTTATTGTTCGTCGATATCAGCGTTCAGCACTTTGATGGCGATGGGATCTACGCCTTCATCTACGATGACACATCCCACGTGAAGCGCCTGCAGAAGATGAAAGATAAGCTGTTGGTCATCTCAGACAACCAGACCTATCGCCCATGGGATCCGATCGAAAAAGAAGAAATGAATAGGATACTGGTGTTCGGTAAAGTGATTGGGAGCATGCCTCAGACATACAGAAAGCACGGTTAGAAATTTTTAGCTTCATCATTAGACGCTTACACAGCAAAGGAAATAGAATGAAAAAGTGCCTTATCGCAGCTGCTTTGGCTGTTACTCTTGTCGGTTGCGCATCCTCTGGTAACCAGCAGTTGAAAAACGAAACCGAGACTAGCGTCCAGAGCAAAATCCAAGAAGGTAAAACGACGAAAGCGGAGGTGAAGGGCTTATTTGGATCACCAGATGCAGTGTCCTATACCGATGGCGGCAATGAGATTTGGAAGTATTCCTTCGCCAAGGTAAAAGTAAACGGCACCACCTTCATTCCGTTCTATGGCCTTTTCCATAACGGAACGAACGGCACCAAGAAAGAGCTAACTATCCTCTTCAAAGATGACAAGGTTCAGAAATACACCATGGCCGAATCAGCGATTAATACGAAATCAGGATGGGCTGATTAACGACTTGGTTATCCATCCCGGCTTTCGGGCCGGGGTTCTTCACTGAATTGCTTTCCTTCCATTTCGCACGATTTCCGCTGCATCTCTGTTAATCCCTTTACCGATCACGTTGCCGGTTTCCTTTCGGTACTGCTCCAGCTTATCGATAATAGCTTGCTGAGTAATAGGTATGTCTGCCAGACATAACTCCATCACCGCACGACCAGCAGCGTGAGCCATCATATTAATTCTCTCATCATCCAGGTCCATGAAGACCGCCCTCTCGATGTTTTTTATGAGCATAGCATGCAACTTTTACAAAATTAAATTCCTTTAGCTATCAACGCATTAATAGCAATTGCTATTATTTAATATCAATACGTATTGCTATAAACAATACTCATCGCTATTATCAATCCATCGAAACGAAACATCGACAGCTGAGCGAAGTTAGCCAGCGGCGGAC